TCTTACTTAATGGTGAGACAGTTGATCTGACTCCTGATGTAGGTGGAAGTTTAGCTACTATAGCTGGAATTTCTGGTATTGATAACCAATCCTTACGCCAAAATGAACTAACCGAATGGTTTGCTGACTGCTTATCCTGTGATGGTCGGATAGCAGCTAATCTTAGTACGGATCTCACAATCCCTGAAATTATTATGGGACTGTCTGACTTTTTAGGTGATCTAGAAGATATTATTGATTTGGCTTTTAGTTCTTTCGATTCTAGTAAAGCATTAGCTAACATTTGTTCAATGCTACCATTAGGTAAGTGGTGTATTCCAGATCTTACTGCTTTCTTAACTATGCTTGCTTCTTTACTGAGAATGTACTGGTTAGTTGATCCTAACAATAAATTTAGTTGGGATGGCATCCTCTATACTATTCTCTTTCCAGTTTTACAGTTTCTATATTCACTAGCAAGTATGGGTCTTAATATATCAGTCGGACCATTGAATTGTATTGAACAATTCCTTAGGCAAGCACGAACTACTGTTACAGCTACTGAGGATTTAGAACAAGCATTTGGTATGTCTTTAGGTCACTTACAAGATACTATAACTACAACTGGAGACCTACTTACACAAGCGGGTATTCCCAAACAAGAGTTACTCAGATTACGTGGTAAGTCTGATTGGGTACAAGGAGATACATTAATTGATTATGCATCTATATTAGATTTCTTAAATCCTGCTGAGATTGGATTGTTGGCGAAGAAAGATTTCGATTTAAAATTCGATTCTTTAACTTCGTGGTTAGCTTCTAAGATTAGCGTAATGCGATCACAAAGTAAAGAAACTCTTATGGCTTCTTTAAAATGGACTAATGTAACATTAGCTATTGGTAGACTATATAGTTTTATCGATGCATTAATTAAACTTATTTCTGAAGGTACAGAAATCTGTAAAGAAAAATTTGATTCTAGTGGTAATAGAAGATTTATTCCAGCCGAACCTATTGAGGACTTGTTTGCACGTGTTGGTGTTATACCAGCATGGGTGACTGTGAGAACAGAATCTGTTGTCGCGGAAGACATTGGTCAAACAATTACAATGGATACTCCAAGAGATAAATTTACTATAATAGATAAGAGCTTAGGTGTTCAACACTCATCACTAGGATGTCTAGGCAGAATCTCTGCAGAGGAGGAAGAAAAGGTTCGTCAGTGGATGAAAGAACTAGACGAATTAGATCTAAATACAAATGGCTAATATTTTTACACGCATAGCCTCTAGGCTTAAGAAAAACAAGGCACAACCTTTTCTATTATCTGATTATACGCATATCCATGTTCATATTGAAGATGATACCTTTCAACAACAAAAGCATATCCCGCCTCAAGTAGCTAATAGTACACTTGGCTATAAAGTTACCAGACCTGGTGCTAATGGTGAATTTGAAGATGTTGAATATGACTTAGCAGAGTTTTTAGCTGCTGAAGATGTTGAATGCTATCTTAGAGTTGCCAATCACAAGAAGCTTAGTTTATGCTTTAAAGAAGGTTGGTCCTTAGTTGGTCGTAATCCACAAACAGTTGATTATGTCAATAAACGATTGCGCCAGATTTCTAGTGCTACTAATATCAGTACGGAACAATTATTACGATCTACTGTTAGTGATCTCATCAAAACATCTAATTGTTTTTGGCACTTAGTAAGAGATGAAAAGAAGTCAGGAGGAAAAGTAGTTAAAGGTATTAAGCCAGTCGCTGGTATCTTTATTATCCCTTCGGAAACCGTTCAAGTCAAAACTACTAATAGTGGTCAGATCACAAAGATCAGACAATACTTCCCAGATGGTAGAGAGAAAAAATATAGTATTAGAGATGTTATTCATTTCGTTTTAGATAGAAAGAACGGTTTTGCTGTTGGTACTCCTAGAGCGTTAAGTGTTTTAGATGATATTCGCTCTTTGCGTCGTATTGAAGAAGATATAGAAGTTTTAGTTCATAAAGATTTATTTCCTATTTATCAATATAAAGTAGGTACGGAATCTCGTCCTTGTAGAGTATATCCTAATGGTGATAGTGAAGTTGATACTGCTAGAGCTCAAATGGAAAGAATGCCTCCAGAAGGTATTTTTGTTACTCCAGAAAGACATGATATTAAAGCTATTGGTTCAGAGGGCAGAGCATTACGCATAGAGAACTATCTCAAGCATTTCAAGCAACGCGTCCTAACTGGATTGGGTTTATCTGGTGTTGATGTTGGGGAGACTGAAGGTGCTTCTAAATCAAGTTCTGAAGTGGTAACTCAAAGTCTTGTTGATGAAGTTAAAGATATTCAAGATGTATTTGAGGATATGTTTAGCAACTTTGTTGTTAGACTTTTACTAGAAGAATCTACCTTTTCCTTCGATACATTTGATCCTGATAATGTAGTAAAACTAAAGTTTCGTGAAATAGATCAAGCTACACAAATAGCTATTGAAAATCACAATGCACAACTATTCCAACAATATGCAATTACACATACAGAGTTACGTAACCGTATGGGCGAGCAACCCTGGGATGAAGAAGATTGGGATGATTCATATTGGCGTTTAATTAAAGAACCAGAAGAATTGATTAAGACGAGTGGAGAACCATACAGTGTCGCATCACAAGCTTTAGCTGCTAGTGCTACTAGTGCTATTGAGCCTGGTCAGCTATCTAAGGCTGCTGCAGAACAAGCTAAGTCTGAGAAGAGTGCCTTACAAGCTAAGGCTACCTCAGGTCAAAGGTCAGGGGCTAATAGAGATAAACCTGCTAATCAGCATGGTAAGAAGAATGAGCCTCTATCCAGGACTAATAGTAGAGTACGTGATTCTAAACGAATCCATCCAGAGTTGTATGAAGTATTTGCTAATGCACGGACGGATGCAGTTTATTATTCATCTACCACTAATAATGTTGGTTGGTATAAAACAGTATTGCGATCAGCACAAGAAATCTTTAAGACTAAAATTGATTCATTATTAAGACAACATTATATTAATGGTTATCAAAGTATTAAGGATGAGTTTATGTCTTTTAAATCTCTACAATCCTATGATATAGTACAGAATTATGCTGGATCTAAAGTAGACAATATCTTTGGAGACCTTGCTAAGCAATCGATTCATGCGTATAATAAGGAGTCAATCGGCGCTGTTTTTGATGCTATTGAATATCGAGTTTCTTTTTTATTTAGAACAGAAATGGCCCGAGCCTATAATTATGGCCGTCTTATTGCCTTTAAAGAAGATGGAGTACAACTGTTGGGAATAGAACAGAAAGCTGGCAGTAAATGTAGTATTTGTGATAAAATGTCGGAAGAGTCCTATGTAACGGCTATATTGTCATTACATGACATTCCGCCTGCTCATGCGAATTGCGACTGTTTAATAGTGAAGAAGACATTATGAATAAAATAAAAATTTACGATCACATTCCAATCACTATCGATAATAAAAGTATTTATATACAATATAGTGATGCCCAACTTACTGATCCAGATGGTACTTCATACAAGGGAGTATATGCTACAGTACGAGCTACACACGCTGCCCGGCGCACTGGTAATCATGGATTATATTTACCAGCTAAGATGATGGCTGGTGCAGCCTCTATGACAGCTCCATATGAAAAACCTATTGGAGTACATCATGAAGAAAAGAAAGATCCGATTGGTCGTATTAAATTAGCTAAATATGTGAGAACACCATTAGATTCAGCTATGGTCCGTCAACTTGGAGATTTTTATAAGCTTGAAGACTCTGTAGAGGATTTTGATAAATATCTAGATATCATTTCTCGTTTGTCCAAAACAGGATTACTTGATAATAAAGATTTTCCAGGACTAGGTTATATTTTAGCCACTGGTTTAATCTCTGATCCTGATGCTGCACAAAAGGTAAGAGATGGTAGATATCAGACAGTATCCATCACTGCTAATACTAATAGAGCTGTTTGTAGTAGTTGTTTACAAGATTGGGCTGGTGAGAAAGGTCGTTGTGAACATGATCCTGGAGAATTGATTGATGGTCAGCAAATGTTTTTAATTGCTGGGGATCTTGAATATGAAGGTTATGACTGGGTTAACTGTCCTGCAGATGAATTGGCTAGCCTTGTTTCTATACAAGAGTCAGATAATACTACATATAATCCAGTCAATTGTATAACAAATAGTTATAATAATTTATGTCGGACAACTCCTATCGTTGTCACAGATTCTATCATCCAAAGTGATGATTTTAATAAGATTATTGAGGAGAATCAAAATATGCCGAAGAAAGAGACTGAAGGAACAAACGAAACTACATCTACTCTTATTGCTATTGATACAGTTCTAGACAAACTGTTTACAGCTGAAGACAGTAAAGTAGAGCTCACTAAAGAAGAAGTCATTACTGTTTACGACGAAATGTCTAATTTTCTAGAGGATGATGAAAAGATTTCCGCCGATAAGTGGGCTTCTCTTCCCTCTAGTTCTTTTTGTGGACCATTTCTTGTTCTAGATTCTGCTCATGTAATTGCAGCTCAGAAACTAGTTAACAGTTACAAAGGTACTGGTTCTAAAGATTTATATCTTGCACTAATTGATCGAAAAGGTAAAGCAATGGGTTGTGAGAAAGTCGAGGATACTGTTGTTCCACCTGTTGAAGATAAAAGTTTATTTGACACTGTCTTTGAAGTAGCTGATGAGACCACTAAGTCTTTCGCTGCGACTCTATTCTCAGATGAGAAAATTGTAGAAAATATCGAAACAGAAAAGATTCAGAAGGTTTTCTTAAAATTAGAGAAAACTTTAGTAGATCGTAAGGTAAAATTGGATCTGTATAGCGCTACTATCGAACGCTTAAATGATGAACTAACTGTGGCAAATGAAAAACTTACAGACTCTAATGCAACTTTAGGTATTTTACGTAGTGAATTAAAACTAGCTTATAGTGAATGTCAAGACTCTAATGAGAACACACTTGATACTCTTGCTAATCTACGTTCACTCATGATTGATACGTTAGATTTATATAGTCACTTAACTGACAATAAGGATGTAGATCGTGACGTGTTAGCTCAATTGTCTATTGAAGGTCTTACAGACCAGCTATTAAAGACTAAAGATGCTTTTGACTTGAATGCAATGGTAAATAAGATTCATGATGGAACAGTTCCTATTGAAGATTCAACTAAGATTCAAGATTCTACTGCAGATAGTAATCATA